TCTCAGAGTGGAGGGTATCACAGGCTTGTATTCGGGGTCCATACATCTACACGTTCTCCTAAATTAATTTCAACTTCAAAACACACACCACTAGCTTGATTAACATGAGGTTGTGTTTTCATTCTAGCTACGGCATTAGGTAGTACAATTTTCTGACAGTTCTCCATAGTTTCATCTGGAGGTGATTGATAAACTTTACTGTACAAACTACCATCAGGTAACATTATAGTTATAATTAACAGCAAAACTTTTGTCATATGTATATCCCTTCCACTAAATCAGTAAGGTCAGGAGGTTTATAATTCGGCCCTTTAAGCACCTTACCATTGCTATCATATAACGGTTTACCCTCGTTATCAAGTTTAGACATATTAGAATGATGGACCCTATTAAAAGCGGGACTAAAATTACCATAAATGGGATGGAGGCTAATGATAATGCCACTAAGAACATATTGTAAATCACATAACTCCTTCATTAAATGCGCCCATTGATCTACAGAACCTTTTTTTCCTCTTTCTAATTCCATCTCTAAAACATCAATAGCCTCACATACCTCATATGCTTCCTCTAAAATTAACTTTTTTCTTAATTGGAGTAATGATACGCGAGGAACACTATCAATGTCTAACCCCATTGCTCTGTGAAACCTTGCAACTTTCTGTTCTCTAGATACGTGCGTATGTGGCATCATGTCAATTCACCGTTGTTAAGTTGGTTACATTATGACGGATACAACTATCTAGTAAAATCTCTGCTGCCCTTAGTAGTATCGCTTGCTTTAGGCTGTCATCTGTTAAATCTTTAGCAATCAATCGTACCTCCTCCATACGTGAAACAATCGTATCTGGTGCTAGAATTGTAAACGTGTTGTCATCATCCATTATACTACCTATCATACAACATATATTCATCTGTGTCAACATCAAAGATTTCTCTAAGAATATTTTTTTTATCTTCCATCCTATCCTCAAACGCTTCCAGTAAATCTTCCGATGATATATCTAGAAGCTCACACAAAAGTGGAGGATCAGCGAGACAAGATATTCTTTCCATAAAATCTTTATCGCT